TATGCAGAAAAATGCCAAGAAATTTGGTTGGAAAATAGCCAGAAATGGTCGTCCTCCACTACTAAGAAAATAATATACACACATCAGTCATTATAAATATCTTACTGATTAAAGGATTATAATGATTGATGCTGCAGCAACTATAGATGTAATTAAACTAAGATTTTATGTGGATTGGCTTTATCAAAATCATATCTATCCAGAGGGTGATAGTGGTTTTCATAAAGAATTAACTACTAGAGTAGTAAAAGATTATGTTGATCCTCTTAAGTTAAGTAAAACTGCCAAGATTCTTGATCTAGGTTGTGGTCCAGGATATTTCTTGGATGAAATGAAAAAACGTAAGTATAAAAATGTTGTTGGTATTACACTAAGTGATGAAGATGTTAATCTTTGTCAGAGTAAAGGTCATAAAGTAGAAAAACATGACTTTAGTTTCTTACCTCAAAGTCAAGGTTATGATGATAACTCAGTTGATTTCATTTTCTTACGTCATACATTAGAACATAGTCCATATCCAATCATAACATTAATGGAATACAATCGTATTCTTAAACAAAATAGTAAAATATATATTGAAGTTCCAGCACCAGATTGTGCACGTAAACATGAATGGAATTTAAATCATTATTCTATATTTGGACCAAGCCAATTGATTGCTCTATTACAAAGAACTGGTTTTGATATTGATAAATTTCAAACTATGGAGTTTGATTTGTCAATTGATGAAAATGATGAGAAAGTAAGAGAACAGTTTTATTGTGTTGTAGCTACTAAAAAACGATCTTTAGACGTAAAATAAACATAATATACACAGTTTTTACGTTTAATAGTCATTTTTAGATAAATATTAATATGGCTACACAATTTTACAGAACATTAGAAGATATTCTAAAACTAAAAGAAGAAAACTCACAGCGTATTCAAGAACGTATGTCTGAATTAACAGAACATACTTCTAATTCGTCATATGATGATGAACTATCAGCACTCAAATCAAATTTAAAACAGTTGGGTGTAAGTGACACTCTTACAGAACAATCAATTGAAGACAAATTCATTGACAAAAGTAAACGAATTAAATTCATACAAGAAAATAATATTAAACATGGATCACCACGTTGGTTTCGTGTAATGTATGCAAGACCAGAATTAACGGGTGAAGATCCGTTCGGAGAATAACATGGCAGAAGATAATAAATTTGTTAGATCAAAAGGCGCCAAGGTTACATTAACTCCAGAACATGTAAAAGAAATTGTCAAATGTTGTAATCCTATAACTGGATATGAACATTTCATGAGAACTTACTTTTATATTCAACATCCTACGAGAGGTCAATTATTATATGACCCATATGACTTTCAACTTAAGTTGATTGACAATTATCATAATCATAGATTTTCAGTATCAATGATGCCTCGTCAAACTGGTAAGACAACATCAGCGGCTGGATATCTATTATGGTATGCAATGTTTCATCCAGATAAAACTATTCTAATTGCTGCTCATCAATACAGTGGTGCACAAGAAATCATGGATCGTATTAGATATGCATATGAAATGTGTCCTTTTTGGTTGAAAGCTGGAGTTGAATCATATAATAAGGGTAATATTGACTTTGAAAATAAAAGTCGTATTGTAGCCAGAGCCACTACAGAAAAGACTGGTCGTGGTATGTCACTTTCTCTATTATATCTTGACGAGTTTGCATTTGTAAGACCATCAATAGCTAAAGAATTCTGGACTTCAATATCACCAACACTAAGCACTGGTGGTAAATGTATAATAACAAGTACACCAAACAGTGATGAAGATCAATTTGCCAATATTTGGAAACAGGCTAACAAAAAGATAGATGCTTTTGGTAATGTAACCCCAGTTGGAGTGAATGGATTTAGTCCATTTAGAGCAGAATGGTGGGAACACCCAGATCGTGATGAAAAATGGAAAGAAGAAGAAATTGGTAAGATTGGTGAAGAACGATTTAGACGAGAACATGGTCTAGAATTCATCATTGACGAAGAAACATTAATAGATAGTATGAAATTAATGGAATTAGACGCAAGAGAACCAAAATATAAAACCGGACAGATTCGTTGGTTTAAAAAACCAATGAAAGAACATATATATGTAGTAGCATTAGACCCAAGTTTAGGTACTGGTGGTGATCCAGCGGCAATTCAAGTATTTGAGGCTGATACAGGTGATCAAGTAGCAGAATGGACACATAATAGAACTACTATTCCAGAACAAATTAAGATATTAGCAAATATTAACAATCAAATTGCAGAAGAAACTGGTCGCGTAGATAGATTGTATTATTCATTAGAAAATAATACAATAGGTGAAGCGGCTTTAATCTCATTAAGTGAATTTGGTGAAGATAATATTAAAGGTTCAATGATTAGTGAACCAAAGAAGATAGGTTCTGCTAGAAGATATCGTCGTGGATTTACAACTGCTCAAAAATCTAAATTAGAGGCTTGTTCTAAATTAAAAAACTTAATAGAAACTAATAAAATGAAAGTTTTTAGTAGTGGGTTAATCAGTGAATTAAAGACATTTGTTGCTAGTGGTGGTAGTTATGCTGCCAAATTGGGAGAAACAGATGATTTGGTTATGTCTACTATTTTAGCTGTCAGAATGTTTCAACATTTACAACAATATCACTTGGATATTAACAAACACATCAGAGATCATAATGATGTTATAGAACCTATGCCATTTTTTGCCATTATTGGCTAACAGATTTATGATAAATAATAGATATTAGAGAAATCACTATGCCAAAAAGTACTGAATCAGTCAATATTGAATTATACGATCTATTACGTGGTCGTGGATACGATGTCACTATGTATGACAGCGCGGGTCAACAAGTTCCTATCCCAGAAGAAGCGGAAGCATTTCAATTTAAATTTGAAAGTGGTGAAAAGAGTTATGGTACAGTTACAATTACTGTTGATGATTCAAGAGATTTAATAATTTATTTTAATACATCGGTTACACGCTCATCAGATGAAAATACTGGATGGGTTAAGTTTATTAATCAAATGAGTCATTTTGCTATTACTCATGGATTGAACAAAAAACTTAGAGATATGAGTAAATTGGATGATGATATGAAAGTGCGACAACACAGAAAAAATATTGCTGAAGGATATTACGGTAACAAACATACAAGTTATAGTGATAACGGCCCACCAACTATTAAAATGATTATTAAACATAACAAAACATTAGGCGAAACAGATGCCAGATATCGTTATGTTGAGCGTATCTTTTTAGAAAATGAAATGGGTGAACGTGTATTAGTCCCTTCAACTAAACCATCAATTGGTCGTGTATTTGCTAGACATTTGGCAGAAGGTGGACAATATAACGATCAACGTTGGGGACATATCAGTGAAATGGTTGAAGATGTTAAAAAACTAGGTGGATTTGTAAGAGCCACAAAAGCCGGACAATTCAATGAAAGTGTACAACGTATTGTCACCGAAGCCGCGAATCATTATCAAAGTTTAAGAGAATCACTCAAGCGTTTACAAAGTAGTCGTGGATATAATAACTATTTTGAAAGTTGGCAGCCAACTATTATGGAAGATGGTGATACAAGCAATTTGACTGAATTGTTTAGAACCAATACATTAGATACACGTATTGAATCAGCATTGCCAATTTTAAGTCGTTTAAACTTAACTATCACAGAAACAAATGAAGCTTCTATGTTTGAAACATGGGCTGATAATTTAATTGGAGAGGCATTAATTCCTAATCAACCATTACAAAAAGAAGAATTGATTGATTTACTTGGTAATGATAGTGAGATCATTCCGCTTGGTCCAGATGCATCAAATGCAATTGGTGAATTATCTGGTATCTTAGAAAAAGATGGTTTGAATGCTAGATTAATGAAGGCGGCTTCACTTGACGCTAATAGAGATGCTCGTCCAATTATCATAGCTTGGATGTCAGAACAATTAGGTCGTGAATACGATGAAATATTAGATAAAGTACAATCAACAGATGAAGAACCAGTAGTTCCAGAACCAGAAGAACCTGCAGAACCACCAGCTAAAGAACCTGCAGAACCAGCACAAAATAATATTTCACCACCACCCCCTCCAGTTAAAGAGGCAATGAGTTTGTTAGATCACATTAAGCGTCTAAGTGGAATTTAACATGAATTATTTGAAACTATTTGAACAACAATTAACTAAAATTATCGGACAAGATGTGTCTGAGTTGATTGATTCTACTTTGATGGAAGATAAAGTAGAGGATGTTGGTCGTGAGTTTCAACATATAGAAGATTTAGTATACATTTATGGACCAACCGGCGCAAAGAGAGCCATAGACAGACTAGCAAGTATTATCAAAGATAGTAGTCATATGGAGATTAAGTGGGACGGAAGTCCAGCTATCATTTTTGGTCGTGATGAACAAGGTCGTTTTCATTTAGGTGATAAGTTTCATAAAGAATTTAATGCTAGTCCGGAAGAAGTTAAACGTAGTTATCTTGGACGTAGTAAAGGTGAAGTCAGTCAAGATAGAATGATATTCGTAAACAGTATGGCTCAGTTACATGGCATATATGATGCAGCCACTCCAAAAGATTTTCGTGGATTCTTAGAGGGTGGTTTATTATATAAAACACGACCTGAACTTAATAACAAGGGTGAATATTACTTTAAGCCAAATACAGTTACTTATCATGTAGATAAAAATAGTCCATTAGGACAACGTATTGCTCAAAGTACTTCAGCATCAGCTATTACCGCTTATTTTGATCAATTGCCAGGTTTAGGTGGGCAAAGAAGAACTGAAAATTTAACACAGATTATTCAAGGTGTTGGTAGTAAAGATGTTATTATATTACCTCCAAAGTACTCAATGGTTCAGGCTCAAATTCCGACAAGTGCAATCAATAAATTATACAGTTTTTTAACTAGTAATGCTAGTGCGATTGAGAGTTTTGTTACACCAAGTCCAGAATGGATTTCAACTTTTGCAGATTCAGCTACAGCAACAAAACAATGGAGAGCATCAATCTATAAATATGTCAATAGTCAAGTAGATCATCCAGGTGGATTAGAAAATCTTGGAGGTAACATGGCTCAATGGGCAGAAACAGATCCTATATTTACCAAGGGTCGTAGACAGATAGCGATTGATATGATTAAAAATGGTGGTGCTGGTCTTAGTGCTACATTCAAACTAGTTCGAGGTATAATGAATGTCAAGGATGTTATCATTGATCAAATGGAAGAACCAACACTTAGAGATGTTCATATTAGAGCAGAACTTCCTGGTGGAGCTTCCAGCGGTGAAGGATTCGTAAGTGATCCAGCGGGTGGTAGTCAACCACTAAAATTTGTTAAGCGTGGTGGATTTACTGCCGCCAACAGAGCGCAGGGTAGAGTTGGTCTTGCAAAAGGAACTGAAGTAAAAACTGATCCTAAACTTGCTAAAAGTGCAAAAGCGGCATTAAAAGAAAACATTCAGAAAATTGGTGATAGTGATACATGTGTAGTTGGATGGGGTCGTGGTATGGGTCATAAAGGTCATATGTATTTGGCAAATGCTGTATTCACTATGGCTAAAAAAATAAATGCCGATCCATATTTTATCGTTAGTGAAACTATTGGTAAAGATGATCCATTAATGCCAGATGAAAAATTAGATATCTATCGTACTGTATTTCCCCAATATTCATCATCATTTCAAAGTTCCAAAAATTTGATAGACGTATTACATGAGCTTAATAAAGATGGTTATAAGAATGCAGTTGTAGTAGTTGGGGCGGATCAGAAAACCGAATTTCAATATCTACTCAAGTATAATGGTCAACCAACTAAGAGAGAAGGGAATATTATATTCAACTTTGATAAATTGAATATCATTAGTCGTCAAGAAACTGGTGATAAGTATTCAAATAAGGAAGGCCCTCGTGCCACTCCAATGAGAGAAATATTAAAAAATCCAAATGCTACTTATGAACAAAAGTTCAAACTTTGGAGATCAGCAATGCCTAGTGCGTTGGATGATGGTGAAGTGGAACATTATATGCAATTGGCCGCACAACGTATGGGATTTCCAGTAGAACAAGGTTTGGATGAGGCTGATAATCCACAATTTGGTGGTGCTGGTATGGGATCACCAAGCGCCATTCCAGGAACCCCAACCAGTCTTCAGCCACAACCAACCGAAGATGACATCATACGATATCATAAAGAAATGGCTTCAATGCAGCGATTTTTGGATCATAGAAAATAAATTTATCAATTCTTCCGATTAATGATAAATACTCTTGACAAATAGATATTAGTCGTTTATAATATATATAAGTCGCCGTCAGAATTCCTCTGACTACAACACTTAAAACTTAGTTAAAACTACACTTAAACATAAAGGAAAATACAATGAGTTTAGCAGACATTCGTGCCAAATTGCAGGCACAAGACAATCGTAGTCAATCTACAACATCAACAAAATCATCAGGCGATCAAGCCTTATATCCATTCTGGAACATTAAAAGCGGAGAAACTGCACAAGTTCGTCTGTTGCCAGATGCCGATCCGACCAATTCATTCTTTTGGGTTGAAAAGTCAGTTATCAATCTTACATTTCAAGGTGTAAAAGGAACCTCGGATAATAAACAATATACAGTTAAAGTTCCATGTATGGAAATGTATGGTGAAAACTGTCCAATCTTGGCAGAAGTTCGTACATGGTATAAAGATGATTCACTTAAAGATATTGCCAATAAATATTGGAAAAAGCGTACATATCTCTTTCAAGGTTTTGTTAAAACAAATCCATTGACAGATGATGTAACACCTGAGAATCCAATTCGTCGTTTTGTTGTTACACCACAATTATTTGCTGTTATTAAAGCGGCAATGATGAACCCAGAGATTGAAGAATTACCAACTGATTATCAGCGTGGTTTGAATTTCAATATCATCAAGGGTACTAAAGGTGACTATGCCGATTATTCAACTTCAACATTTGCACGTAAAGAAACATCATTGACAGAATCAGAAGTCGCATCTATTGATGCATTTGGTTTGTATAATCTCAAAGATTTCTTACCAAAGAAGCCAAGCGAAAGCGAACTTCGTATTATCAAGGATATGTTTGAAGCATCAGTAGATGGTCGTCCATATGATGCTGATAAGTGGGCTGCATATTACAAACCATGGGGTTTGGAAGTTACAACTCCAGCAAATCAATCAACTGAATCAAGTGACTCAGTTAGCGATGAATCATTTGCTAACGTAACTCCAGTGGCAACCGCTGGTTCAACTCCTCCATGGGACGATGAGCCAGTCGCAACAACCGAAGAGGTTAAAGTTCCTGTCGCAACTGCGGCGAAATCTAATGCAAATGATATTTTAGCATTAATTCGCAGTCGCCAGAACAAGCCTGCCTAATTAATTAGGTCACGTACCCAGAGAAATCTGGGTACTACTTATCTGGAGAACAATCATGACTTTACCCGATGAGCGTTTTCGCGCATTAAAACACGGTAAAAAATTATTAGAAGAATTATGCGATCCTGGCAAAACTCCTAGAGTTCCAGGTATCGTTAGAGAACGCGCCCGCGGTGTACTAAGACATTATCCAACCGATTATGATCTTGAAAGAATGGCTAATTCTTGTCCGGAACTACTTGACACAGAAAACTTTTCACCGTATACTACTGGTAAGCAATTATATAAAGGAACATAATGAAAAAACCCTTTGATCTATCAAAGTTTAGAAAAGATATTACCAAGTCTATTGAAGGCATGAGTATTGGATTTCATGATCCAACAGATTGGATCAGTACTGGTAATTTTGCATTAAACTATTTGATTAGTGGTGACTTTAACAAGGGTATTCCTCTTGGAAAAGTTACCGTATTTGCTGGTGAAAGTGGAGCCGGTAAATCATATATCTGTAGTGGAAATGTTATTAAAAATGCTCAAGCTCAAGGAATCTATGTTGTACTAATTGATAGTGAAAATGCACTTGACGAAAGTTGGTTATTGGCATTAGGTGTTGATACTAGTGAAGAAAAACTATTGAAATTAAACATGGCTATGGTTGATGATGTGGCCAAAACAATTTCTGTATTCATGAAAGATTATAAATCATTGGCACCAGAAGATCGTCCAAAAGTATTATTTGTAGTTGACTCACTGGGTATGTTAATGACGCCTGTTCAAGTTAATCAATTTGAAGGTGGTGAAATGAAGGGTGATATGGGTCACAAACCTAAAGCTCTTAAATCATTGGTTACCAACTGTGTTAATATGTTTGGTAGTTTGAATGTTGGTATGATTTGTACTAATCATAGTTATGAATCACAAGATCCATATAGTCCAGATCCAAAGATCAGTGGTGGTAGTGGTTTTGTATATGCCAGTTCAATTGTAGTGGCAATGAAAAAACTCAAACTAAAAGAAGATGAGGCTGGTAATAAAGTTACTGATGTTCTTGGTATTCGAGCCGGATGTAAAATTATGAAAACACGTTATGCCAAACCATTTGAAGATATTCAAATTCAGATTCCTTATGAAACGGGTATGAATCCATATAGTGGTTTCTTTGATTTGATTGAAAAACGTGGTATGATTAAGAAAGAAGGTAATCGTTATACCTATACTGATCTTAATGGTGAAATTCACAAATATTTTCGTAAAGAATGGTCAAAGAATGAAAATGGAATCATGGATTTAGTAATGAATGAATTTGGGAAACAAGATCAAGCTCTAAATACAGTCATTGCGGAGGAAATTGAAGAATGAGTTTAACATTAGTGGCCGAAATGTGGTTGGCAGTTAAAGAAAGCATCATTAGTAGTGATCGTTCAGTTGTTGCAGATAATGTAATTTCCATGTTGATTGATCATGATATTGGTCCAGATGAAATTCGTAAGGCATTTCGTGGTGAAGGTGATATCATTGATGCATTAAAATATTATATGGATTCTGAAGATTGGTCTGATAGTGATGAAGATAATCTTGAAGATCAAGAAGATGAATTATACTTTGACGATGAAGACGATGAAGAAGACGAAAACTGGTGAGCATGAACTGGTATACTAAAATTACTCAGAGTATATCACATTTGCCTGATTTTATTTCTCATTATGAAAATGAATTAAATCAGGCAAAATATGAAACTCATATCAAAGGTAGTATAGAAAAAAGTATTGCCTATTTACCAGGAATTACAGAACAAAGATTCAATCAACTTCAAGAAATTGAAGCTGTTCTTAATTATTTAAACATTCAACTGAGAAAATTACGTAGTCAAACATTCAAAAAATTTCTTGAGACCTATAATCGAGCATTGACCAGTAGAGATGCCGAACGTTATGTAGATGGAGAATCTGATGTAATTGACATGGAAACATTATGTAATGAAGTCGCGCTCTTGCGTAACAAATGGCTTGGTATTATGAAAGCATTAGAAAGTAAAAACTTTATGATGGGTCATCTGGTTAAATTAAAAACAGCCGGCATGGAAGATTTTTCAATTTAAGGATAAACAATGTTTCCATATATCGGAGGCAAAAAACAACATAGTAAATGGATTGATCCATTATTTCCAACTGATTTTTCTACATATGTAGAAGTATTCGGAGGAGCCATGTGGATGTATTGGCAAAGTGCCAAAACACCTGTACAAACAAACGTATACAATGATTTTAATAGACATTTGGTTAATGTATTTCATTGTTCGGCAACAGATCCAAAACATTATCATCAAGTATTACAAAGTTATTATAAAGATGTGGGTGATGCTAAAACATTCACACAATATCGTGACGATGTATTTTCAGTATATAACACTCAATTTGCTATTCCAGACTATGATCTGGCGGCCAAATATATGTTACTTCAAACTCAGATTTTTAGCGGTGGTATGGGTATTCACGAACGTAGTAAAATATATCACAATCCAAAGTATAAGTCTAAATTCTTTACCTACGCTGAGAAGTTTGAACAACAAAAGTATCTGGACAAATTATCAGTATTACAAACTGAAAACATGGATTGTCGTGATGTTATTAGAAAATATGATAGTTCAGATTCCTTCTTTTATGTTGATCCACCATATTTTAATTTAGAAGATTACTATACCAAGAATAGTTTTGGGCGTAATGATCATATTGAATTATTGACTCAAATGAGTACTATGAAGGGTAAATTTGCTCTGAGTTATTACTATTTTAAAGAACTTGAAGATATCATGCCAAGAGACAAATTTCACTGGCATGAACAAGTTACATATAGTAATAATGGATTAACTAAAGTTGATGGTGCTGTGAGAAAAGATGGTAAACAGGCTAAAGGTATCAGAACCGAACGAGTAGAAGTATTGATATTAAACTATACACCAACTTCACAATGTGATATAATAACTAAATTAAAGGTAAATCTAGCTGATACAAATTTGTTTGAATTTGAATAAATACTATATTATGAAAATCAACGAACTCTTACACGAAGGTATCATCAATTGGACAAGAACCAGTGCTCAGAAAATATTTGACTGGACTGGACAAATTATCAAACGTATAGGATTTGGTCAACAAGTGGAAATTAATTTGGCAACTGCAATGGGACTTAACTCATTGAGAGAATCAACAGAATCAACAGAACCAACGACACCAGTGGATCAATCAAATCCACTTCCCGCTGATCCAAAAACAAAACCACCAAAACAACCAAAATCTAAAACATCAAAATCTAATGTAACTAGAGATAAATTTGACTTGACCGCAATGATCGGTTACTTCAATGAATTCAGCGTAGCATGGAAACTTGCTTATGCTTTTGAACACAATGGTGTAAATATCAAACCGTCAATTGAAGGTGGGTTGAAAAGACATGCTGAAAACTATAAAAATCTTATCTTAGATAATGCAGAAAAATTCAAGAAACCCTCATCAGTAATTCAGTCTGAACTTCAACGAGCCGAAGATGGTTCAGAAATTATGGCTAAGAAATTATGGGATGAAATTATATCCTCTCATGATCTTAAATTGATTGACGTTGATATTGTCTTAACTGGAATCTCATCGATGGGTGCTGGTAAAGAAGATATTTTGATTAAAATTAAAAAGAAAGGTACTGAAGAAACTCAGGAAATGATCAAGGCCAGTCTGAAATTATATAAAAATTCAGGCGGGGTCAATGTTTATAATAGTACTTTTGCTAGTTATCTAGTTACTGTACTAACAGGTAAAAATGATCCTGGAACTGGTAAGAAAGCGATCAAATCATTTTTAGAAGAACATCCAGAATATACTCAAGATATTGAAGAAGTTCTGGCTATTACTGATCAGTGGCTTGTTATCAAAAATGATCTTAAGAAAAAAAACGATCCAGATTATAGAAAAGCTGCAAACGCATTTGTTACCGCTAATCGTGGATATCAAAAAATGCGTGATCTATTATTCGGTAAAATGTTTAATGATTTTTATGGTCGTGATAAGCCGGCCATTAACGAAAGAATTCTACAACGTTTGGGATTAGATGGGGCTGATGATGTATATCTCTTGGTTGGAACTGAACGTCAAAGAATGATTCCAGTTAGTAGTAGAACAAGCAAAGAGTTTGGAGAATTGTATCAACAGTTAAAATCCGGTTTCAATATCAGATATGAAATTCCAGATGATCCAGATGTAGTGCACTGTACATTGATTATTGAAAGTGAAGAAGGTAATATACTTGCTAAAATTAGTATTAGTTTCAAAGAAGGTGGAACATTCCCACATATGTGGGATGTTGGTGATATTGTTAGAGCCGCCAAAAGAGAACAAGGCATCAAATAACTATCCAAATAATATTGACATAATGTACAATATATAGTATACTATGATTTAATTAAGTATACTTAGGAGATATCTTTGTTCCCATATATCGGCGGTAAAGCTAATCATGTTAAATGGTTAGATCCATTATTTCCAGTTTCTGGAATAACTACATTCGTAGAAGTATTTGGTGGAGCAGGATGGGTTGGTATTCGAAGTAAAAGAATATTACAATGTTCAACTAGAGTATATAACGATTTCAATATCTTTATTGCCAATATTCATGAATGTTTTAGATCCAAACATATACAACTATTACAACAATTAGAAAGTTATCCCAAAAGCGATCCAATATTATATAAACAATTTCAACAAGATGTTTTTGGAAATTCATCAATTGTAATTCTTGGTGATGTTGTATTAGCTGCAAAATATCTTTATCTTCAAACTCAAATCTTTAGTGGTACCACACTTGGACTGAATACTAATAGTTATTTCTGTGATACTGCCAGTAATGGAAAGTACGGTAGCAAATATGATACTATCAAAGATAAGTTAAAAAACAAAACTTATACTGATAGATTAACTGGTGTTACACAAGTAGAAAACATGGATTGTATTGATTTGATTAAAAAATATGATAGTCCAACTACATTCTTTTATGTTGATCCACCATATTTTAAGAAAGAATATTTATATACGGCAGAATTCCCAGATACAAAACATTTAGAATTGGCTGATACACTTAAAAATGCCCAAGGTAAATGGTGTTTAAGTTATTATGATTTTCCAGAATTAGAACAATGGTATCCCAAAGATCAATATCATTGGCATAGTCAAGATGTATTTCGTTGGTCTAGTACTCGTGGTCATAAACAAGAAAATTATAAGAAAAATAGTCGTGGTACAGAAATCGCTGTATTGAATTATATCCCACATCCAGATATCATCATTCCCAAAGTCAAAAAAGTAGTAAATTCCACATATAATACGCTTTTTACTGAGTAAATCTTAGTGTTGTTTTTATGCAACACTAAGATATTCTCAATATTTCAAATTTGACAACAAATCCATTTTACTGTAAAATACTTGTATTGAAACTGATAAATGAAAGCGAAAATGATTAATAACATTGAAAAACATTCAAAAGAAATTTATGTAACAAATGGCGTTGTACGTTGGAAATCAAATGATCAAGTTCCTTTTGATGATATGTTAACTAAATTGTTTGAAAATGGCAATATTCTCAAACAAGAAGTTACTAAAAGTAACTTAATTCGTCAAAAAGAACAAACTGCATTTTTGGAATCTTATCGTAAAAATTACAAAGGTCCCAGTGATGAAGAGCGTTTTGAAGCTCGTGCCGCTTTTGGCTCTGGAGTTGAGTTGGTTAACGTAATTACTGGTGATAAATGGACTACTTAATTAATGTAAAAGTGTTGTATAAAAACAACACTTTTTATTGACAACAAATCCATTTTCGTGTATAATATACACATACACTGATGAAAAGGAACTAATTATGTTACGAAACTATCCAGCGTTCTTCCCAGTAGAAGAAAAAGAATACACAGTAGAAGTTTATAAACGTGATGGTCGGCGTAAGTCAGGCGAAAGTCTGGTTAAAAAATACGATCTGTCTGTTAAAGCATCTCTGAAATCGGCTGAGGCTCACGTAGGGGCAATTCAAATCAGTACTTATCCTGTTAGTAAAGGTTATCGTGTTGAATTACACGAAACTTATGTCACTCGTAAAAATATTCTGAGTGATGAAGAATTTCAAGAACGCTATGATACGCCTTCTTTTTGTTCGCCCAGTTCTGAATCATATTGGAGTATGTAAAATGAGATTAAGAGGATTGAAGTTGTTAGATGTTGTTCGTACTAAGTTTGGAACGATTGCTGTAGTTTCAGAACTTAACTCACATGGTGAAGCCGCATTGGCGTTTGCAAACGAACGTACAGAACAAAAGATGGCTTGGTATAAACCGGATGAACTCACGTTGGTTGGACATGTCACGGATATGGTAGAAGCATATACCGGGGCTTACTCAAAATGAGTTTAATTATCTTTGTTACAATTTTCTCAAGGTATTAATATGACACGACAAAAATCAGTTATGTATCCCGCAGATTTGATGTTTGCCGCATCAGCCGCCGCTGATCGTGTTAATCAGGGTGAATACGTTAAAGTTAATTTAAATCAGTATGAAATTGCTGATGCAGATAATATTTCTGTGCAACAACATAAACTACCAAATAAACAATTGATGATTGAGTTTTTGGCAGAACCACATAAAATCACTGATTCTGATCGTGAGCTTGGTAAAGATATTCGTACTCATTTCAAGGCACTTACTTTTGAAATTCTCAAAGGTAAAATTCTTAATGATTTTCAAAACAAGTCAATGAGTTTGGCCAATGGCGAGGAAATTTCAGAACGTGAAATGGCAACTATGGCTTGTTTACCATTGGTTTTTTCCAAGGCACAAAAACGTCGCGATGTAGACAGTCGTTTACGTGAATGTAAATCTGAATATGTGGGAAAAATTGGTACTAAAGTTACACTTAGTGTAGAGATTGTCAAAGCCTCATATTCTCAGAATTATGGCTGTTATTTTATCTCTGGAATTACTAAAGAAAATCTTAGTGTATTTTTCGCCACAAGTAACTGGGGACCAAATTTGACTGTTGGAAATACTGTCAATTTGACTGGAAAAGTCAAGGCTCATCGTGATGGATTTGTGTCTCAATTAAACTACACTAAATTCCAATAAATTTGACAATAAATCACGTTTGCGTTATACTGATATCTGTTCAATGATTCTGAGGCATTAATAAATGGCTACTTCAATTCGTGTTACGAGCGGTTCTTATAAAAATTTCAAATTTGAAAACACTGTTTTCACTTTGGCACGTCCACTTACATCAAATAAAGATGGGCGTATTCAAGTAAAAAATTCAGGTCAACTTCCGACTGAATCAAAATTGTGTTATATTGATGTGCCAAATTTCAATGCCATTGAAGTGTTGGAAACTGGTCGTAAATCTGTTCCAAGCCAAGTGTCAAATTTTATTCCCGCAACACAAGAACCAGAAGTTTCAGCGGAATCTGATGAAGATGCCATGAATCGCATCGCCACTCGTTTTTCTATTCTGAACAAAATGTCATGTGCCTGTATTAACAGCGACATTCGTGCCTTGATCGTATCGGGTCCACCAGGAGTTGGTAAATCGTTTGGTGTTGAACAACAATTGGAAATGTATAGTACATTTGACCGTTTGGCTAACAAGAAAGTCCGTTACGAAATTGTCAAAGGCGCTATGTCAGCCTTGGGTTTATACGCCACTCTGTACAAATTTAGTGATCCTAAAAACGTCTTAGTGTTTGATGATTGTGACATTTTTCATGATGAAGATGCACTTAACATTCTGAAAGCCGCTTTGGATAGTGGAAAACGTCGCAAGATTTTCTGGAACACTGACTCACGTAAACTTCGTGAAGAAGGAATTCCACCAAGTTTTGATTTCAAAGGTAGTGTCATTTTCATTACCAATTTGAATTTCAGTACGGCTCGTGGTAAAATTGCCGCTCACGTTGAGGCACTTCAATCACGTTGTCACTATTTGGATTTAACCATTAACACTGAACGTGATCGTATGTTACGTATTCGTCAGGTTCATCGCGATGCTGATGGTGGTTTGTTCAAAGAATATGATTTTGAATCCAATGAGGGTGATCAAATTTTGGATTTCATGTGGGAAAATCGTAGTGTTCTTCGTGAAGTATCTCTTCGTATGGCACTTAAAATTGCCGACTTGATTAAAGTGGATGAAACAGATTGGAAAACTCTGGCCATGAATACTTGTACTACTAATCGATAATTTTATCAAGTGTCAAAAAAGCCCCAATTAAGGGGCTTTTGTTTGCCTAATCACTTGACATTGTATAATAAGATAAGTATAATACTTATTATGAGACAGTGTAAATTAATTATTAAAGATGAAGTCAACGCAAAAATTGAAGATTTAGATGTTGTTGATCGTAGAGCGTTGGTCAAGATGTTTGAATATGAAATTCCTGGGGCAAGATATCAACCAAGTGTCCGATTGGGTCGTTGGAATGGGAAAGTATCCTATTTTCAATTAGGTGGATCCACCTACATTAATCTATTACCAGATATACTTGAATATCTAGATCAACGAAATTATGATGTTGAACTAATAGATACTAGGGATTATAATACCACATTCTCATTTGACTTGGTAGACGAACATACATTTGATGGTAAAGTTTGGCCCAAAGGTCATGAACGTGAAGGTCAACCTGTAGTTCTACGTGACTATCAAATATCTATTGTCAATAACTTTTTGGCTAATCCACAATCATTACAAGAAATTGCTACTGGTGCTGGTAAAACTCTTATGACTGCCGCACTGTCATATAGAGTAGAACCATATGGTAGATCAATTGTCATTGTACCAAACAAAGATTTAGTTACACAAACAGAGGCAGATTATATCAATTTGGGTCTGAATGTTGGTGTATATTTTGGTGATCGTAAAGAGTTTGGTCGTAAACATACAATCTGTACATGGCAAAGTTTAAACAATCTATTGAAGAATACCAAAGACGGTACGGCTGATATAACTATTCAAGAATTTATTGAAGATGTAGTATTGGTTATGGTTGATGAAGTTCATATGGCTAAGGCAGATGCTCTTAAGACATTACTTACTGGTGTATTCTCACAGATACCAATTCGTTGGGGATTAACTGGTACAATTCCCAAAGACAAATATGCCTATGTTGCTCTAATGGTTAGTATTGGATCAGTAATTAATAAACTATCAGCCTCAGAGTTACAAGAAAAGAATGTATTATCAAAATGTCATGTTAACATTGTACAACTACAAGATGAATTAGAATTTGGTGATTATCAATCTGAACTTAAACATTTACTTGAAGATAGAAATAGACTTGATGCTCTTAGTCAGATTATAGAAAAGATTATTGAAACTGGTAATACATTGATCTTGGTTGATCGTGTGGCTGCTGGACATGAATTGTCTGCAAGAATACCTAATAGTGTATTTCTCAGTGGTAAAGATAAAACTAAAGTTAGAAAAGTTGAGTATGATGAAGTAGCAATTAGTGATGATAAAGTAATTATTGCCACATATGGTATTGCCGCAGTTGGTCTTAATATACCAAGAATTTTTAATTTGGTTATGGTTGAATCTGGAAAAAGTTTCACAAGAGTTATTCAGAGTATTGGACGTGGTATTAGAAAAGCGGAAGATAAAGATTTCGTTCAAATTTGGGATCTAACCAGTAGTTGTAGATTTGCTAAACGTCATTTAACTAAACGAAAAGAGTTTTATCGTGAAGCAAACTATCCATTCACGATAGAGAAATTCAAATATAGATGATTATGACAAATATCCATAATCACTTGACAAATCATCGCCTATATAGTAAAATGTTTACTATTGGAGAAATAAAATTAAGATTTTAACATTAGACAATTGCTCTTACAATCTGGAAAATCTACCAGAAGAAATAGATGATCTTAGATTTGCCATATTAGATAATAGTAATCCACAAAATGTAGATTATCATTATATACCTCTAATATTTTTAGAAAGTTTTAATAGTCCGGCATTAGTATTACGTATTGGAGATTGTACTATTAAGATGCCGTTAGATTGGCAAATTCTTATTGGTGAATCTGAAATGGGTGATTTAGAAACTTTACCATTAACCAGTATTAATGATCGTGGATTTAGAGCATTTGAATTCAATCCATTAAGTGGTTTCAAACCCAGTTTTCTTGACATTGAAATCTTGGATGTATATCATGATGTAACATGGTATGCCCCTAGATTAAAGAATGGACAATTCTTATGTGTACCAATTGAAGAAGATCAAAAACCACGTTGTATATATTTTGTAAAAGAAATCAGTCGTAATTGTGAAATTGTGGACTATGCACAGGCATTTTAATGGCAACTAAAAAACCAGCGGTATCAAGTGATGAAAAATTTACAGATCAAGACTTTGAATTATTCAAGGCATTATCTGCTATTGATTCAAAGAATTATAACTGGTATAAAAATCTTACTGATGATCAGAAAAAGAAATTTGTCCCATATATGATGACACATTGGGTTAGTTCTGTAACAAAAAATGGTCCAGTGGCAGCATATTATTTGGGTAGTACTAATGAATATGTTAACAAATATTTATTTGATGAACATGTTCAAGATCATCCAGAGTTACAATGGTTAATGTTATGTTCTGCCAGTCCGGGAATTGGTAATCAAAAACATACTTGGATACCTCACATGAAACCAAAAATTGTAAATTTAAAAGAACGAGCAGTAAAAAAAGATGTTAAAGAATACTTTTCTAAAATATATTCTGGATTAAAACCTGATGTATTAGAAGAAGTAAGTGTTCAATATACCAATACACAACGTCATTTATTCAAATTGGCAGAAATGTTTCCTAACATGAAACGATCAGATTTGGAATTAATGGGTGAACTAATATCAGAAGAAGATATCAAAGACTATGAAAGAGAAAGTGGAAACTGAACAGTCGGAAGAATATCGCTGTGAACATTGCAAAAGAAATTTTGTAAAACCTGGAAATTTGCTTAAACATTTATGTGAGCAAAAACGTCGCTGGCAAGAGAAAGATAAACCTGCTAATAGAATTGCATATGAGGCTTGGCTTAAATTCTATAAAACAATTCAACCATTTAAAAAGAAAAAAGAATATGTTGACTTTATTTCTAGTGCCTATTATGTTGGCTTTGTCAAGTTTGGTTTGTATTGTGTAGAAGCATCAGTAGTTGATTCATTGAATTATGTAGATCATTTACTTAAAGAAAATACACCACTTGATAATTGGAATAGTGATAAAGTTTATACCAAATATTTGATAATTCATCTTAGAAATGAAGACGGTATGATGGCTGTCAAACGATCAGTGAATAATATGTTAACGTTAAGTGAAAATGAAAATCTACAATTACGTGATGTGTTTAAATATGTTAATATAAATAAATTATGTTATCATATTATCAATGGTAAAATTAGTCCATGGATTGTATATCAAAGTAAAACTGGTGTTGATTTTTTAAATAGATTAAATGATGATCAAAGAAATCTTATCTATCCATATATTGATCCTGAACGTTGGAATATTAAATTCAAACGTGATAGTGAAGAAACAAAAATGATTAATTCAGTTATTTCTCAAATTGAGGGTCTATGAAATTTAGTGCCGATATTGATTTAGATTTTGGTGATCGTAATATATTGTTAGAACATATTGAATATACCAGCGCGGCTATGAGAAATGTAACTCCTATTCGTAAACATGGTAGTGGTGTATATGTAACTGATATACCCTATGATTCCTCCTATGATATGACATCAATTGATTATATTGAATGTGAAAATCGTGGATATATTAAATTAGATTTATTAAATGTTTGGTTATATAAACTAATCAAAGATGAATCACATTTAATTGAATTGATGAAAGAACCAAATTGGTTAAAACTACAAGATCGTGAATTCTTTGACAAATTGATTCAGATTGGTAATTCTTATCATTATGAAACTATGTTAAAAATGCCAGAACCAATTAACAGTATTCCAAGATTATCTATGTTCATTTCATTGATTAGACCAGGAAAGAAACATTTAATTGGTAAGACATGGAAAGAGATTAATAAAACAATTTGGGATAAAGATGAAGAAAGTTATTCATTCAAGAAGTCACATGCCTGTGCATATGCTCATTTGGTGGGAATTCATATGAATTTGTTAGAACAAGATCCAACTGCACATCAATTGTCAGATCATCTTTTTAACTAGTGTAATACTTCTACGTTTAATTCGTTTTTTTGTCAGTTCATTTAAACTGGTTGTTGGGCCATGTAATACATTTAACCCTTTATTATTGAATGTTTTTAGATATGGTCGAAATACTGACCAATCATCTCTGAGAAATATATTAATTGGTATCAATCTATTACTTTCCCACCACCAATTTTCACCTAATTCTAAGAATAATATCTTTAAATCTTGTTCAACAATACTACCATAGTCATAGAATGTAGTAACTACATCATCTCTATTTTGTATAATACCAACGTATTCTAAGTTTGCATAGGTACAAACCGTAATGAACGGGTGATTCTCGCTTAATTTCTGAAAAAATTCATTGACCATGTATTGACAATATTATAGTAACATTATTTATCGGCGTGGTTTTCTGGATATAATAATATCCAATTCAGATAAATATTATATATAAGGACATTAAAGTGACAGCTCAAACAAACGTCTACTTGTACAATCAACGACAACTGGTAGTTTTATTGGAACGTTCACCAGCTGGCGCACAAAGGAGTTATGAAAAAGTGTATTCTAAAGACCTAATAATCAGTCGTGGCGTGGACAATCTGCTTGAATTTTCGTTCATCAATCAAAATCAAAAACCAGTTAATATTAGTGGTAAAGTTATAACTTGCAGAATATTGAACGCTGATGGCACTGCTATTCTTATACAAAAGACATTAACACCAGTGCTACCAGTTACTGGATTAACCAGTTTATCATTAACCAAAGATGATATTGAAAACATTAATACTCAATATTGTTATTATAGTTTAGAAATACCAATTGATACATTTGACTATCCAGTATTTGTAGATAGTCAAGGTGGTGCACGTGGTATAATTAGAATTGTTAATAGTGTATTACCATCATTTGTACCAAGTAAAGTAGTAACTATTCCAAGTCATGTACCACCATTAAGTTCAGGTCAACCAGTAACATACTATAGTAGTTATATTAATACGGCTGAAGCTCCTGTATTATCACTTCAAGTAACTTTTGAAAACTTTACTGGTAATATTCAATTACAAGGTAGTACTCTTGGAGATTTTAGTTTATGGTATCCACTTGATGATTCAGTTAGTTATACTGCAGAAACAATCACTGATGGATTTAATGTTCAAGGATATCACCCTTTTGTTAGAATGATGATTGTCAATACTGGAACATATCCAGTTATACCAAATACTAGTTTTCTTCAAGGTGATGTAGTAGAAATATTGGCTAGATAAGTATCCAATACAATTGATTTTTTTCACAGGTCATAGTATAATATACTATGACTTTTATTTTTTATTAATATGACCAATACTGTAATTGAAACCATTATAAGTTTATGGCAAAATGGAAGACGTATTAAACGTTCGGCTGGAGGTTGGTTGTCTGGTAATGGTGTATGTTGTCATCATAATGGTGAAACTGCAGATACTCGTGGTCGTGCTGGTTTAATAATCAGTGATGAAAAAGTAAATTACAGTTGTTTCAATTGTGGATTTAAAACTGGTTATTCATCTGGTCATTTATTATCAGAAAGATTCAAACAATTATTAGATTGGATGGGCGCCGATCAACCTACTATTGATCGTCTAATGATGGAAACATTGAAAGTTCGTGAAGATAATACTCTGGCTAGATTCAGTAAAAAGTCAAACTTCTTCATGGCTAATTTTCATTCAGTAGACTTACCAGAATATAGTGAAAGAATTGATTCTACTGACAGTACTCATCAAGTATATATTGATTATTTAAAATCTCGTTCTATTGAGTTAGATGATTATAGATTTTATATTACACCAGAGGCAGAAGGAAGAAACAAAAATAGAATAATTATTCCTTATTATTATCAGGAACAATTAGTTGGTAATACTAGTAGATTTCTAGATGATCGTAAGCCTAAGTATATATCCGAACAACAACGTGGTTTTGTTTTTAATATAGATGGTCAACAAAAAGATTGGGAAGTTTGTATTGTAGTTGAAGGTCAGTTTGATGCTATTAGTATTGGTGGATGTGCCGTTATGGGCAATACTATACTTGATGAACAGGCCGCCATTTTACGTAAGTTATACAGAAAAATCATTGTTGTTCCAGATAGAGACAAAACTGGTATGAACATTTGTGATAGAGCATTAGAGTTAAATTATTCAGTTAGTATACCACCATGGAATGATGATATAAAAGATGTCAATGATGCAGTTAAATTCTATGGAAGACTACCAACTCTACTAAGTATACTACAACATGAAACAACGAACAAGATAAAAATTGAAATGATGAGAAAACGATTTAAATGACCCAAGTAGAATATACAAGAGAAATACAAGAATTATTTTTACGAATGATGATGACTGATGCTCAGTTATATACTAGAGTCAGTAACATTATGAATAGTGAAAACTTTGACAAGGGATTAAAATCTGCGGCAAAGTTTATCATGGAATTCAGTGAGAAATATAATGCTATTCCTGATAGTGGACAAATTCATGCTACTACTGGTGTTCATTTAGAAGTAATTCCTGGAATGAGAGATAGTGATGTTGAATGGTTCTTGGATGAGTTTGAAAAGTTTACTCGTAGACAAGAATTAGAACGAGCTATTGTCAAGAGCTATGATCTATTGGAGAAAGGTAACTTTGATCCAGTTGAAAAGATGATCAAAGATGCGGTTCAAATCTCATTGACAAAGAACATGGGTACTGATTACTTTGCTGATCCTAGAGCCAGATTGATGTCAATTAAAAACAACAATGGTCAGATATCTACTGGTTGGCCAGTATTAGATAATAAACTATATGGTGGATTTAATCGTGGTGAACTTCAAATCTTTGCTGGTGGATCTGGATCAGGTAAGTCATTGTTCATGCAAAACTTATCAGCCAATTGGGCTCAGGCTGGATTAAATGGTGTATATATTACACTTGAATTGAGTGAAGAATTAACTGCGTGGCGTATTGACAGTATGATTACTGATGTTGCCACTCGTGATGTATTTAAACAGGTTGATGATGTTGAATTGAAAGTCAAGATGGCAAGTAAGAAATCTGGTAAATTCTGGATTAAATATATGCCAGCACAAAGTACAGTTAATGATATGAGAGCCTATATCAAAACTTTACAGATGGAATATGATGTAAAGATTGATTTCTTATGTGTTGACTATTTGGACTTGTTGATGCCAGTTAGTACAAAAGTTAGTCCAAGTGATTTGTTTATTAAAGACAAATATGTATCAGAAGAATTACGTAATTTGGCCAAAGAACTTAATGTATTATTTGTAACAGCCTCACAGTTGAATCGTAGTGCTGTTGAAGAGGTTGAATTTGATCATAGTCATATTTCAGGTGGTATTAGTAAAATTAACACGGCCGACAACGTATTTGGTATCTTTACTAGTCGTAGTATGAGAGAACGCGGTCAATATCAGATACAATTGATGAAGACTCGTAGTAGTAGTGGTGTAGGTCAAAAGATTGATTTACAGTTTGATGTTAATACATTGAGAATTTTTGATGATGGTAGTAATGGAGATGGTCAAGCGCCAGTATCTAGTGCTAGTAGTTTATTGAATAAAATCAAGACATCCAGTCAAATTATTGATTCTTCAACTGGTGAAGTGACTGATAATGTAGATTCTGCAAAAAAAGTTGTGGCAAACGTACAATCTAGTAAATTAAACGCTTTGTTAAATCAGATAAAGACTAAACAATAAGAGTTTTGAGATAAATACAGTATGATGAAAAAAAATACTCGCAGTCTGCTTGAAGAATTAGAATATGTTGCTGAGAATCGTGATACTTCACATATCATTGAATCTCGCGCCAATAATATTATAAATTCTGCTATTCATTTACTTGAAGTAATTGATCGTAATTATAGTGAAGATCAGGCTGCTATTTTAGAAAAGAAACTGTTGATTGCTATTAAAAATCGTGATACAGAGAAATTTTCTAAAAGTCTTAAAAGATCAAAAGGTCAACAATGAAAATCAGTGATTTATCAACTAAAGAACAAACCAATGAAGGATTTGGGGATTTCATAAACAACTATCAGGCTAATAAACAGGCCGGAATATCAAAACAACAGAATGAAAGAGCTAAAGCCATTGGTCTTAAAGATTTTACTTATAAGTTAAATTCTGCATTACAGTCTGCCATCAAAGGTGAAATTGTTGCATTGCCTAATGCGACACCAGGTGTATCACAACCAGCCGCGACAGGGGGTCGTATAGAACCAACTTTAGGCGGATCACCATCGGCATCTGCAGATGCAGCAACGGGTTCAACACAGCCAGGCGCTGCAGCAATGAACAATATGGTATCACAGTTAGGTGGTACTACGGCTGGAAACACCATGGCCAATGCTCCAGTTAGTAAAACTAATGTTGCAAAGAAATCTGAGCCATCGATGGCTGAATTACTTAAACAAAGACAACAAAAGGGAATGACTGAATCTCAGTATAAAAGATTTAATAAATTAGTAGAAAATAAAATATTAAATGAAGCGGCAGAATCCGTATCTCAATTTATTACACGATTTATTGATACTCAAACACGAAATTTAGTTGATAGTCCAAATTATCAACAAAATATTAATATGATAGCTAAAAAATTAGAAGATTCATATGTAAAGAATAAAAAACTTGATCCAAAGTTAGTTGAACAAGCATGGGAAACAATTTGGGCATGGTCACAATTAGGTAAAAAACGAAGTAAATATAATAGTGGTGAACAAATTGTAGACATGGATCATGATGGAACTGATGATGCTATTGAAAGAGATGATGTTAGAAAAGAATTAATTCAAAAAATTAATAAAACAGATTTTAATGATCCAGATAAACTCAAACTATTAGCCCCTGATGTTGTAAATTTATGGAACATGATTCAGGGTATAAAATGAAAATAGATTATCCAGTATATCCAGAACTACCAACTGATAGTGACTGGAAACGTAATCCATACGCTCCTACGTAATATTAAAATCTCTTAAATTTTTAAGAGATTTTTTTTCTTCTAAATACTTAATGAGAATTAAATGCTATACATTGTATGATATTACACAAACCAATGTTAATTTTAGAAAAAAGAATACAGAAATCGTCCCCGCTGATGAGATAAAAAAACGCAGTCAACAAAGTAATTTTGAAACTATCTTACAAATTATTAATATGCGTAGTCAACCAGAAGAGATATCTGAAAGTGAACTAACCGTAATAAACATTGATGATCTTAAAGATTTCAATTTTGGTTATCTATATGAAAAATCATATAACAAAACTATTAATAAAATAAAAGTTTGGTCTTTTACATTTTCAGTAGATCACGCTGATGTTTTTAACAATGGAATCAATGATCTTGGTAGTTTATCTGATGATTGTAATCAAGTACCAATGATATTAAGACTTGAAGAAACGTTTAAATTGTCAAATCAGATGAATATTAGTGATGAACAACGTAATATTTATTTTGAGATTTTGAAATGAAAAAATCTACGAAAAAAACATATCGTAAATTAGAAAAAATTGTTTCAAATACTTATGAACAATTATTAAGTCAAATTATCATCAAAATCAATGATCAATATGTATTATATAATAAATACAGTATAACTAGAAAATCAAATAGTATATTAGTTCTTAGAAGACGAGATAATGAACAATTTACATTTGATGTAATGAAACATGCTATGATCTGGATTACATTAGATTATAATAAAAAGTTTGTAGAATCAAAAAGAATGAAAGTATTGGATAGTCAATTAATAAGTGTAAATATAGACAAACAAATACATTTTAAATTGAAAAATTGTAAAGATTTTGGTCAAAGTGTAATATATACTAATAAATTACAGAGCGACAATATAAGACATAAGAGAATTATTGCCGAAATAGATAAATACTATAAATTGGCGAATGTCTGTCATAACAAGGAAATTAAAAATGAACTTAATGGAATTTCAAGGAAGTAAAACCACTCTAGCTAAAAAGGCTCTTAAAGAGCACTTTGAAGTTGATCTTGATCTAAACAAAATGGATCAGAAAAAAACACGTTCAATGCTGAGTCGTGTTACAGGGTTATTAAAAGAGGCTCGTCGTAGTGGCAGTGTTGCTCAAACATCACCATCTTATCTAAAATTAGTTATGATGGAACAAATGTTAAGCAATCACTATCAAGACATTAGAGTTCAAACATCTATCGTGGTTGAAAATGAAGAAGTTGAAAAATCACAAGTTATTCTAGCAGCTCAAGACTTAGTTGATCAGATTCAAAAAATGATTGAACAAGTTTCAAAAATGAACGCTGAAGAATTACCAGCTGTTGTTAATGGAATTTCAAACGAAATTGGCACATCAGAAAGCGAAACATATAATCAATCTACTAGTCAATCATTGACAACATTGTTACAATCATTGTCAACTGCCAAATCAGATTTAACTAGTAGTCTTGGTCAAATCACTGGTGCTGAATCAGCAGAAGCTCCAGAGGCTTTTGATGCTGGAGTTGAAGATGGTGAGATGGATGCTGATTTAGGTATGGGAGATGAAACTGCCATGGATGTGCCTGAACCAGAAGAAATATCTGACTTATCAGTTTCAGATGAAACAGATGAAATTGGATCTGCAGGTAGAGAGCTTCGTTAAAGTGAGATCATCCGAATTCATTCGTGAAGATGTAGAAGATAATTCCATGCAAGTTAAACTGACTGCTATTATCAGTCAGTTGCATGGAAGACTCAAAGATACTGCTACTAAAAATCCTTTTTCTTTAACTGCACTATTATCTATTCTATCCAAAAACGGAATATCTGTCAGTGAAGAACAATTTCGTGAAATGATACAGAGCCCACCATTAAACAATCTTATTACAGATGTCAAGGGTGATGATGTTATATTCAAGGGTGATTCTGATTATAGTAGTGAAATTGAATCACCAGATGAAACAACTGGTACTTTAGATAAAATGGCTCATCGTGCAGCCAAAGCTCGTGACTAATACATCCAAATTAATTGACTATTTGTAGTCAATTAACTATAATAACTCATGTATATTCCAAAATTTCAATATGAATCATTGACAAGAGAAAATGTCAATGGTGCTCGTCAATATAATACTCCGGATAATTCTAGAGTACCATCAGTAACTACAATATTATCAGCCACCGAACCTCAAGAGAAAAAACAAGCTCTTAATGAGTGGAGAAAAAGAGTTGGTACAGAAAAGGCTCAGAAAATTACCACTGATGCTGCTAATCGTGGTACTAAGATGCATACATACTTAGAGAACTTTGTCAAAAGCGGTGCACTAAGTGAACAACCAAAAAACCCATTTCATCGCTCAAGTCATGCTATGGCTGATAGTGTTATTAAACAAGGTTTAGTTAACTGTGATGAATATTGGGGAGTAGAGGTTTCATTATATTTCCCAAAAATATATGCTGGTACTACTGATTGTGTTGGTCGTCATCTTACTAATGAAAGTATCATTGACTTTAAACAATCTAATAAGCCAAAGAAACGTGAATGGATTGATGATTATTTTATACAACTGTGTGCCTATGCAGAAGCACATAATGAAATACACAATACAAATATTAAAAAAGGTGTAATCATGATGTGTGTAAAACCTGATGAAGATGAACAGGGATTGATGGTTGGTATACCAATTTATCAAGAATTCATATTAGAAGGAAATGAATTTGAATATTTTAGATCATTATGGTGGCGCCGAGTAGAAGAATATTATAGTAAATTCGGATAAAAACACAATGTAAAATCTGGATGATTATAGAGTGACAATGATAAATAGTATATAATATGGTAAATATACTATGTCAATCATACAGATATCAAAAATACAAGTAAGAAATGGTAATATAGATCAACTTCCTCAACTTTCAGTTGGGGAATTTGGCTGGGCTACTGATACATATCAGTTGTTCATTGGTAACGATCCAAACGTTATCGGACCACACCCAGATAATACTGAAATATTAACTCAATATAGTCAACTTGATGTAAATGCTGCTGGCGTAGACATGAACGTTCAATATAATGAGAATGGAGCTCTTGCTGGATCAAACGCATTTAATTGGTCTAATGGAACTAGTACATTAACTATACTTGGCACCATTGATGTTACTACATTAAATGCAGATACTATCTTTGTAAATATATTTAATGTAGATACTATTAACGCCAACATATTAAATGCAAATACTATAAACACCGACATATTAAATGCAAATACTATAAATTCCAATATTATTAATGGCAATACAATATATCAAAGTGGCAATCAAGTATTGGATGTAAATTCTGTTATTGACGGAGGAACTTGGTTATAATGGCAAATACAATTATACTTAAAAACAACGGAATACCACTTAGTGTACCATCAGTCAGTGATCTTGAATTTGGTGAACTTGGTATAAATTATTACGAAGCAAAAGTTTACTTTAAAGTCAATGATGGTACTGGAGATAGAATTGAGCAAATAGCGGCAAATCTTCCGATTGCCAATACTATTTTTATACAAACATCTCCTACTGGTGATGATGCCAATAATGGTACCACATGGGATAATGCAGTTGCTACATTTGAAAGAGCATTAGCCATAGCAGAAGAAAGAAAGATAGCTGATCCATATGCAATAACATTAATTGATGCTGGTGCTGGTATATATTATACACAGGGTCATTTAGACATGCCAGATGATACCATTATTCGTTCAGTTCATCGTAGTGTTTTTTTACGTCCTGTTGTTGGATATGAAGAAACAAATCAATTTCGTATGGGTAGTGGATGTTTCATTGAGGGTATTGTATTTGAAGGATGGAGATTAGATAGTTTAGATGATCCAACTGAAGGATTTGCAGTTTCATTTCGTCCAGGATCAGTGATTCGTCGTGTACCTTATGCTCATAAAATTGCCGTAAGAACAATTCCTACTTGGGGTACTGTACCTCCTCCACTAGATCCTTTACTTGGAAACCCATTTGTTCCTCGTGGATCAGGTGTTGCGTTAGCAGATGCTGCAATTATTTCTCCATATAGTATATTCCCTAACATAATGACTTGGGGTGCAACACCTGTTGTGGCTAATGGAATTGGATATTGTGCAAAGAATGGTGGATTAGTTAACGCTGTTAACGCTATTAGTTTATGGGCACACAAACACTTTTTAGCACTATCTGGTGGTCAAATTATTCTATCTGCATGTAGTACACAGTTTGGTGACTATACAATGTGGGCAGAGGGTAAAAGAAATATTATTTTTCCAACTAGTGTAATTGGTGTTACTTTAGTTCTTAAGCCAGTTGCTGGAACTGCAATTACTGACGCGACTGATACAATTATTGATAATATGTGGATTGCACTAAGTACTACAATTGATCCAGCTACTGGTCAAGTATATACTTTTGGATGGACACCTACAGATGAATTATATACAAGAGAAGATGCAGCAAATTTTTTACAATGTATGATTTGGGTTCTTCAGTCTGCAGATCAAATCCCAATGGAAAATTTTGCAAAAGGTTTTTATGATACGCTTGGTGTATCAATTATTGATCCAGATAAATTAGATGCTTTTTTGTTTGCTTGGGACAATATGCGTGATCAAATGATAGCACTTCCTGATGTTGATGCAGAAGCGGCGGGTATTATTAACGCTTTAATTGTAGCTTTAAACACAACCACACTTACTCCAACTATAAGAACTCAACCATCAACTATTACTGCTATTGGACATACATGGACTGCAGTTTCATCTGGTGTTGCATTAACTAAAATTCCTCCAGCGTTTAATAGAACAACAATTGAGGGTAGTATTATAGAAGTAGATGATGGATTAGTTATTGCCAGTGGTCAAGATGATCAAGGTTCTGCTCTATTTGTTGGTGGTATGAAAATTAGTGCTGATACTGGAGAACTAAGTGGACCACCATTTGATCAAGCAGTTGGCAGAATTGCCACGAAATCAGCTATTGCATTTAGTAATTTTTAACAAGGATTTAAGTCATGCCAGCCAAACCGAATAGAATTTATTGTCGTACACCATCCACTGGTTATCCAGAAAATCTTTACTCAATAGATGTGTCTGATTCAGTTTTTACCACAGTTGGTCCAGTTGGACCTTACACTGGTTTGGGTGCTAATGCACCAGACTATAGTGTTCCTGATCCTTCTGAACAATATGAAACTCGTGATCCGGATGATCCAGCTAGAGCTATTCTTCCAGGACAGATATTCTTTTTAACTCCACTTAGTGTGACAAATAAAAGTGTAACAGAAGCATATCTTGATTGTCAAATTTTAACTCAAGATGGTGATATAATTAATGTTGGACGAGCAGTTGTACCAGCCGGAGATACAGCGTATATACCTCTTCAAGGAAGAAGTTTACTAAAACGTGAACCTATCGCTGATGATGGAGATCAATTACAAGTTATGGCTAGTGCTCCAAATACATTTGACGTAATAGTTTCGGCTGATCTTTCACCAGCAAGTCAAAATATCGGAGTATTTGTACCATAATGGCTAAATTACTATCCGGACGAGTTCAAACTACCTTACCTACTGATGTCCCATTAGATAGATATCAATGGTTGGCCCCTCAAGACTCAGAACCTAATTTGGGAATTCCTGATATAAATGGATCTATTCTTGCATCTACGACTGAGGGTATTAGAAGTTGGATACCTCCTACTGGAGTATTTGGATCAACCGGTGCAACTGGATTCCCTGGTGCTACTGGGTCCACTGGACCTATTGGCGCAACAGGCGCCACTGGACCTATTGGTGCTACTGGAGCAACCGGATTAACCGGTGCCACTGGTTCTACTGGACCAAGAGGAGCAACCGGATTAATTGGGGCATCAGGCTCAACAGGAGCCAGCGGACCTCCAGGAGCGACTGGAAATCCTGGAACAGCGGTCAGAATCATTGGATCCGTGGCAGATGTTAATGCCAATCCACCAAATGATCCGCAAATATTATTAAGTACAGATTTTCCAGGCGCTGTTGCTAGTGATGGAGTTTTAGATCAAGCCACTGGTGATTTATGGGTCTATGATGGTGCATCATGGACTAACGTTGGACAGATTGCCGGCCCGGCTGGTCTCACTGGCGCAACTGGTTTAGATGGAGCTAGTGGGGCTACCGGATTAGAAGGTGCTACAGGGGCCGAAGGCGCCACAGGACCGATTGGTGCAACTGGATTAAATGGTGCAACTGGATATCAAGGTGCTACGGGTATAGGTGCTACTGGATTTCAAGGAGAAATAGGAGCCACGGGTTCTACAGGCGCTACTGGATTTACTGGTGCTACTGGAAGTGGAGCCACGGGTTCTACAGGCGCTACTGGACCAAGAGGAGCAACTGGTAGTGGGGCTACTGGAGCCACCGGTGCCACTGGACCTATTGGTGCTACTGGTAGCGGTGCTACTGGATCTACTGGAGCAACTGGAGCCACAGGTAATCCTGGTGCTACTGGAGCCACTGGTAGCGGTGCTACTGGAGCCACAGGTTCTACTGGCGCCACAGGTGCCACTGGATTAACTGGTGATACTGGTGCCACTGGAAGTGGCGCTACTGGTGCTACCGGAATAAGAGGAACAACTGGACCTATTGGGGCCACTGGTGCTAGTGGGGCAGGATCAACTGGCGCCACAGGTGCTACTGGTGCTACTGGATTTACTGGCGCCACTGGAAGTGGTGCTACTGGTGCTAGTGGTGCTACTGGTGAAACTGGTAATCCTGGTGCAACAGGTGCTACTGGAAGTGGTGCTACAGGTGCTAGTGGTGCTACAGGCGCCACAGGTGCCTCTGGTGCTACTGGATTTACTGGTGCTACAGGCGCTAGTGGGTCTGGCGCTACTGGCGCCACAGGTGCTACTGGTGCTACTGGATTTACTGGTGCCACCGGAAGTGGTGCTACTGGTGCTACTGGATTTACTGGTTCAACCGGACCTAGTGGTGGACCAACTGGTGCCACTGGTGCTACTGGACTATTAGGTTCCACTGGATTTACTGGATCAACTGGTGCTAGTGGACTCGGATCAACAGGTGCCACTGGACTTACTGGATCAACTGGACCCAGTGGTGGACCAACTGGTGCCACTGGAGCCACTGGATTAACTGGTGATACTGGATCAACCGGTGCTAGTGGACTTGGATCAACGGGTGCCACTGGACTTACTGGTTCAACCGGACCTAGTGGTGGACCAACTGGTGCTACTGGTGCTACTGGGCCTATTGGTGCCACTGGTGCTAGTGGACTCGGATCAACTGGGGCTACTGGATTTACTGGTTCAACTGGACCTAGTGGTGGACCAACTGGTGCTACTGGTGCCACTGGGCCTATTGGATCTACCGGTAATCCTGGACTTGGATCAACAGGTGCCACTGGACTTACTGGTTCAACTGGACCTAGTGGTGGACCAACAGGTGCTACTGGTGCCACTGGGCCTATTGGTGCTACTGGCGGCGTTGGACTTGGATCAACAGGTGCCACTGGATTTACTGGTTCAACTGGACCTAGTGGTGGACCAACTGGTGCTACTGGGCCTATTGGTGATATTGGGGCAACTGGTGCTACTGGTGTTACTGGTAATCCTGGTGCAACAGG